AACTCACTAAGATAGCTAGTTCCACCGGTTCATTCTACTACAAGCCTAGTGGTAATATAATTCGCCTTCGGTAATGTAAGTATATAGCGAGCGAATTTGTTCGTGATTTGGGAGAATATGAAATGTTAATACAATGTACTTCGAAGGGCTGCTATACTCAGGATCATCATTTGCTGGACCTCGGCACTGATAATGTTGTTTGTAATAATTGTGGAGAGACTGTGAATGTCCCTCAAACTACAAAGAAGATTTTAAAGGGTATGAGCCAGGTGAAGCGAGCCTCTAAGTCTGGTGTTCAAGTAAAATGTAAGTCTTGCGGGCAAACCGGGAAGCCGTTGCTGAAGACGTTGTCGGGCAACGTCGCGATCGCCACCTGCCGGAGCTGTGAAAAACAGTTAGATGTCCATCCGTCCTTCGTTCTCGCTATGAAGGAGATCGGTGGTGAATATTCCACCTCGAAAGAGGCCGAAGGCGATGACACTAAGTGACACAGATAAAAAGGAAGCGCTTCAATTTATAATTGACGAATGTCATTACAATTTAAGCAACGATAGCCAAGTCTATAATTACCTATCTAAACAAAGGAAGTTATCAGACGAAACGATTCGTAAGTTTAAATTGGGAGCCTTCCCGTCTCAGCTAAGAAAGATAGTATCTAATGTCGATACAGAGACACTCAAGCAACTCAAGATTGCTTGGGTGTCTTCTTTTGATGGCAATGGCATTTGCAAGTTCAGAGACCATTACCGGTTCATAACACCTATTTATGACGCCTATGATAGCCCAGAGGGTATTATGGGCAGATTCTTGGGTACCGAAGCTGAGCGCGAGATCTTAGGGATTCATAAATATGATAACAGTGACTACCCCAAGCACTCTATCCTTTTTGGATTAAACTATGCCAAAGAGGCTATCCGAGAGCGCGACCGGGCTCTTGTTGTAGAGGGCGTCCTAGATGTTATCAAATGCCACCAGCATGGTATGACCAATGTGGTTGCGACAGCAGGTGCATTCGTAAGACTAGAGCATTTAGCGCAACTGGCCAGGTATACCTCCAATATTTATCTTGGATTTGATAACGACGAAGCCGGGACTAAGGCTCTTCAAAAGGCTATGGAGCTAAAGAGAAGTGGTATAGAGCTTTTTGAGAAGAGAGTTCCTAAGAAATATAAAGACATAGACGAGTACTTAGATTTTAAGCATTCGGGTGATAGAGGTGATTTATGAACGATCTTTGGGGCAATAAATTAGAAGTGGGCGATTTCATCAGATTCCCCACATCACTTACTAGCAATATCTGTCAAATAAAATATGCCAAAATATTAGGTTTTAATCCATTACCAAACAGGGTAAGTCTTAAGATTAGATCGGTCTCTTGTACGGAAGCTGTGTATAACGGCTTAGACCATCCTTATAATTGGAAGTTAGCTCAGCGCGATGCCGTACTAGAGCGTGTAGGTTTTGTAGAAAAAGTGAAGGATTTACCTTTAGAGATATATAATCTCTTTATTTAAAGAGGAGCAATGATGGAATTTGAAAACATAAGCAAACTTTATTCCAGCGTATCTGCCGAGAGACGGGCTGAAATCTCGGACTCCGTTCAATTAGAATTAAACCTCATAGATGTTCTTAAACATAGAAATACATCTAGAGACAAATCAGAGATTCTGGTACTGATTCCCAAGTGGGTCATTGAGAGCTTGATTTCAAAGTTCGATAAGATGGATCCGCCAACTTGGGAGGATTACGATCGATGGGTTAGGCCAACTAGCGAGTATGGCGAGGTAGAGGCCCTTATCAATAACCTGAGAGGCGCTATGGAGATTCTTGACAATGAGGCTGGCGTATGAGCGATATCTGGCAAGACATTGTCGATGAGATTGAAGAGCAGGACCGGGAGCGAGGTTGGCGGCTAGGAGATCCGTATGTTCACTCCTTATTTCTAGACGCTAAGCGTGAACTGGACTGCGAGAAATTTAGAGATCTGCTAATTAAATACCCTACATATCGCCCAGAGAGGAAAATTGCCCTCTTATGAAGAAATAGATGTATCCATACTTTGTGTGGATATTTTTATATCCTCTTGGATAATTAATTATTAAAGAGTTAGGGAGATAATAGTGGCATCTAAGAGTGATCCTGTTCAATTCAAATATAGAGAGGTAAGCCTAGAGCCCGCTCTGTTGGGCAACTTTTGCGAGAGCGATGGAATCTATGGTACCGATTTCCAGAAAACCGATGAATTGTTAGACCTTATAGATGAGCTTAATGAGTGCATCCGTAAAATAATCCTCACTCGCCTGACAGATAGGCAGCGGGAGGTTATGACTCTAATTTATTATGATGGCATGACCCAGACTGAGATTGCTTTGAAGTTGGGGCTCTGTCAGACGACCGTGCACAAGACGGCCGCTGGAAATTTGGACTACAAAAATGGTGGTAAGAGATACGGTGGTGCTATTAAGAGAATTAAGCGCCTTTGCGACGAGGATCCGAGAATTCAATTCGTTATCAATAGAATATCTGAAATAAAGACTGGCAATATATAAGCGGTTGCCACTTTAGCTTCATCAAATACCTCAGAATAGCAGTGACCGAGTGTATATATACTTAACTGCATAGGTCAATCTATCAATAACATTTTAGATAGATTGATCTTACTATATTTGGAGGCCGGATGTCTGCTAATTTTGATTGGGCTCGTCTTGCTGGTGTTGTTGAGCCGAAACGCGATACTCAGCAATTACTTTGGGATGATGTGCGAAGCGGTTTCCGCAAAATAGCTTGGGATGTATACAAGCCACTGAGCGGTTCAGACCAGTTATGGGAGCTGCGCGACGGTGAGGATGGTAACAAGTATTTGTTCGCCATGTATGAAAACTCTCCAGTGAAAACCTCTGAGGAAGAGACTCCTCCTGATGAATTGAAGGTCACAGCCTCTAGTGATTGGGCTGCTATTTGTGATAGGGACCGCAAGAATATAACACTCAGCTTCAAGGGCTATCCTCTTAAGCGCTTCTCTTCTGACGAATTTAAATTCATGCCAGATGACGCCGAGCGATTTGCTGCATTTCTACAGTCCAAAACTGCTAGTTCGGATTTCGTCAAGCAGGTAATAAAAGGGCTTCCACTCAATACAGCCGGAGTGCTGTCTGAGCTGAAAACAAATAGCGAGGGTTAATCATATGTCTCAAACAGTAGATCTGGCACAATTACTAAGTCTTGCACAGCAAGTCACGTCCGGCAAGGAATACTTCCTATCAACAGTCCTAGCTCGGTTGGACGACGCTTCTACGGCATTACCTTATGATAGCGCCGTTCGTACCGCACAGCTGGTTGTACGCAAGCGTTTAGAGAAGCAGGGCAGCATGGCGACAATCTCTCAACGAGATTTTCAAGTGATTTACGACGAGGTCTGTGCTCTTGGCAATAAGTCTGCTTTTCGTGAACTACTTGGAGACCTCCTGATCACGGCATCCCCTGAGTCTGTTGCTAACTATAATTCTGAATTTACAGCCGGAAGACGCGATTCAGATGACATACTCGATATCGCCGATCCTGAGCTGGTAAGCGAATTCTCCTCTATATGGGGTGGAGATGGTTCTGCTGCAGCTAATAAGTCCGTGAATGCGGGGCGAGATGGTCTACAGTTTCAATTTGCATCAATGGGCTTTGGAAACCCAACTATAGACATAGTTGGTCAAACCGAAGATATCGTCATGTTTGCCGTCCAGGCAGACAGCCCCATCGGTCGTTTCACCACATATATTCCATCTGAAATAAGCCAGGGTCATGTTTTGATGCCCAGTGTATTTGCTTCGGATAAGGGATTCTCAGATTTGACCAAAGACAATCTCCTGGCATATGCCATGGATGTTTTTGAGGGTCGTATAAAGATAGCCTCACCCAACAGATTGTTTGCTGGATTAGCAGCGGTAGCCGCTCAGTCGAGACCTCAGGCTGTTATAAAAACTGCATCTGGTGAAAATATAGCGATTGATGCTCCTACTTTATACCAGACAGTAAACGACTATGAATCTGAAGTGCTTGATATGCCAGAAAGAATGCATGATCTGCCACAGCCCCTAGTGAGCCTTCTCTCGGGAGATATTCGTGACGCACTGGTAGAATCAGGCCTATCGCACGACAAAAATATAATCCTTACCGCCAAGAGCGTTGTTAGTAACGAGATGAAGGCTGCTGGTCTTAGAGTCGAGCGTATTACGATTGATTCTGAATTCGAAGGTGGCCTTGTTGTCTCGGCTAATATTGTCGGCTCTGGCGGAAAAAAGACTATACAGGTCCCGATTGAAGTTACGGCGGGTCAGGTTCTGATGCCCAGTGTATTCACGTCAGGCACTGCAGTTGAGTCATTCGATGTACAGTCTCTACGTAGATTTGCATCCGCAAGCGATGTAGGCGTATTCAATTCTGCATTTTCTAATAAGTCTGGATGGTCATACAATGACCTTTATTCTTATATAATAAAGAGTGCTGCATACGGCAATTTCGTTGAGGCTGAAGATGCTCTCGGTGTTATAGCTGAGGTTTATGGCCCTGACTTCCATCGTGCGGCCTTTATTGACCTTTCAGATGTGCTATCAGCCGCAGCATCTCCAAACACGCAGGTGGACGAGGTAGAGCTTATGATTGCCGAGGCATCTGCGAGAGCACGAAACACCGAAGACCGTATAAAAATGAGCAGCACGCTCATGTATCTAATTCCCCAGGACTGAGGTGAGCATGATTGACTTTATTTCGAAAACAGCAGGAATTCTTAGCACCATAAATACTCCAGCCGCCAAGCAAGCATCCGCTGCTTTAGATGGGGTGATTAAGGCGTACGCAGCCAGGCGTCATACGGTAATGACGGGGGACGAAGTCGCTGCTTTTAATGAAAAGCTCAAGGCATTCTTGGATGATGCTCTAGGCGGATCTAAGATTCCAAGAGGTCTTAAATGGCGGCTTTTGAAGCTAAAGGAAGGTCAGGCTGCTGTCGAACGCCAGCTTGCAAGACTTGAAGACCAGAAGGCAAGGGGACAGGTTGGACTAGTTGAGGCCGAGCCTGCCGGGGAAGATACCCCGGTAGAGATTCCGCAGAGCGAACTCCATGCAAAACCGTGGGGCGATATAGTTGATGATGCTGAGCGAGAGAAGGCAGCCAGAACTCCAGCCCCAGTCGATCTTCCTCCGCTAAGCAGGAAGGAATCGCCTGCTCCAATTTCATTTGATGAAGCCCCCGGTGCACCCCAGCTGGCTCGAAAAGAGACTCCAGCACCCATAGTATTTGAAGATCAGATCGATACACCCACTGCTCCAGTAATGAAGAAACAGCCTCCTGTAAAGGTACTGGGCCCAGATGATGTTTCTGAGAAGCTCAATAATCCAGAGGCTCCTCCTGATAAGTACGCACCTAAGGGAACGTCAGCAGCAGAGAATCTTCCTCAAGGGACTCATGCTGAAACCTGGGATGAGAAGTTGCGCCGATGGATGGGTCTTGAGAGCAAATCTGAATTGCTCACGGATCTAGTTAAGGTTGCCGACAAGCTTGATGCCAGCGGTTTCTCTGAGGCTGCTGATATTATTGAGAATATCATTACGGCGGCAGCTGAGCGTGCTCCCTCCCTTAATGAGACGCGAAAAGATCTTTACGATTCCAAAGAGAATAACAAATCCACAATGAGGGATTTTGTAAAGAGCGAGATCGAGAAGAATACTCTTCCTAGCCATATAGAGTCACACCGGGGTGTCGCCGTATCGCAGACCAGGTATTCGCCTGATATGCCAGGCGTCATGATGAAGCGTGTGTCCGACGGCGTCTATCAGTGCCTAATGACAAATAAGGTTTATGATTTTCAGCATGGATTTGTAGATGCTTCAGGGACTCAGCGTTCCGGTGGCAGCGTCAAACATCAGACGCCGCAATTTTCACAATATACTCCGCCGTCTCGCATATTTGAGGATTCAAGCAAGTTGTCAAAGAGGAAGTGATATCACCTTTGACACTTTAAAGGGCGAGCTGTAGATATACACAGCTGCCCTTTTATTTTTGGAGTAAACAATGTCACCTCAGACGAAACTTCTTTCTCACCCGGACAAAGAAGAGATTATATCACAACTACTGAATGGAACTCCTGTCAGGGAGGTCGCTGAGCTTTTACGTGAAAAATATTCTGGTGCGGAGAATGCGCACTTAAGAGTTAGCTTTTCTACTATACAGAATTTCAAAAAGACTTATCTTGACCTAAACGGACAGGTCTCTCGTGATGTTCGCGCCGCTGCACAGGATGCTATTGATGAGCGTCGCCTTGAAGACGGGCATGCATCCGTAGCTCACACCAATTCGTACAAAAAGAAGATTAATGAGATTGTTGACACTAAGATTGATGTCCAACGCGAACTCATTAAAATATTCACGCTTTTGGAATCAAGAATAGAAGTGTTCTATAATATGCTAACTAACCATGAATTCCCAAATGCTAGAGAAGAGCGGGTATTTCAAGGCTACATAGATCAGCTGATTAGGTTAGTCGAGAGCTACAAAAAGTATGTCGAGGGTTATTCAGAGTCCGTAGATCACAATATAAATATTACAGTTATGAATGATCAGATTCACACTATTAGAGAGTCTGTGCGCAAATCGTTAGAAGATGCATCTCCCGAGCTTGCCATTAAATTTATGGATAATTTAAACCGGGGAATGAAGGTTCTTGATTATGGAACCGGCGGGCACATTATAGCCGAGGTGGTAAATCGTGAAGATGCATAATTTTGATTTTGAAGACGAGATATCTCTCAGCTTATCGCACGGGTTAATTAATGACTATTGCGCAAGAAAGCTTATGTCTTTGAAGAAAGAACATCTTACCGAGTCACTCTGGCAGCAGGCGTTAGATGACCACATGGAAGCTACCAAAGCTGGTGTTACTAGCGACAAAGACTTCTCGATTTTCTTCTATATCGATCTATTTGTCGATGACCTTTCAAAGGATGCATTTGGAACAAAGCTGACTACTGAAGAGCGCGAGGAATTTAAGAAGTACCTGTTTGATAATAGGAAGGGTTTGAACCTCACCGATATTGAATCTTTCAAAAGCGCAGCTCAAATATGGGCCGATTCCCATGATGAATTTTCAAAGTCAGCTCATCCAAATACCGGAGGGGTCTCAACTCACAAACCACCACATGACCTTGTCAAGTGGAAAGATCTGCTATCTAAGGTTATTGGACTTACTCAAGCCGGACTCAAGCACGATGTGGCTCTCTCTAAAGTATCCAGCATGTTGTCTAATCCAGAGAAGTACAATTTTCTGTTGTGGGCTAATTACTCATTAAATCATGAGTTTGATAAGTATGATATCAATTCAATTATACGCGGTCGGGAACAGCAACTGCGCACAGAGGCTTTACGTATGAAACCAAAGATCGCTTCAGATGGGCAGTATTACTATATACCAAAGCTTATAAACCCACAGGAACAGTCTCCGACAATAGAGATGCCTGCCATGGACCACGAATACGATGAGCATTATGCTCTTGATTTTGAATCAGCTCGTAATAAATTGATGAGCAGGGTTTTTGCTATAGACAAACTTTTGGAAAAGTACCGCAAGGTGCTCAAATCAGACCAGATGGATTCTGTGGAAGAGGCTCTTGGTAATTTACGAAAGAACATCCGCAAATTACGTTTGGCTAGTACACAAAAAGACTCTATAATTAAGACTGCGAATATACTTAGCAAATTAGAATTCCGTGAAGTCGCTAATGAATTAATTGCTATAGCTGCAGACGAGGTTCCTGAGGCTGATGTTGCTACCAAAGTAGTTGAGCGGGCGACAAAGCCTGTTCCTCCAGAGCAGCGAGAGAAGGCTTTGGATGACGCTATATCTCGCCTTACAGATATAAGTTCGGTCTTGAAGAATCGAGATTTGATTCGTTCATTAGCTGAAATAGATTTGATGCTCCATAAAATGCGCATGTCCAGCTTTTTCCCTGAGATACAAGAGGCTCAGTCAAAACTAATTGACGCATTTGGGTACGCCTCAAACAAGGTAGAGGATCTCCTCCCTAAGCTCAGAGGCGGATTGCAAACTCAACCAGACATAGTGTCTGAGCCCGCTAAGCCAACGAAGGAATCTCCGGCTGAAGAACCATCCTCCGATCAGATGCAGCTGGGCGATGAAGTCAAACAGATGTCGGCAGATATCAGGGCGAAGGAGACTGCGCCAACTAAACCTGTCGCGCCCAAACCGGCGCCTCCAAAAAAGACAATAGCTCCTCCTGAAGAGGATGTTGAAGATGAGCCTGTTTCGCTTAGAAACATTCCAGGGATAGAGTGAGGTTGAGATGGATTTACGAGGACTTCTTTCTGTAATTGCGGAGCTTGCGAAGGCTAATGACATTCGAGAGCCGTATATAGTTGGCGGTCTTCCCCGTGATATAATCATGGGGTTCATGGATTCTCTAAATGATATTGATCTTACAAATGGCGACAGCAGCATAAGTAGATTAGCTGATCTGGTTGGTCAAAAACTCGGCGTCGCCGTCATGGAAATGTCTGATGGGCACAAGAAGATTCGCTTCGACAGATTCTCTATTGATTTTTCAACGAATCAAATTTATGGGAATATTGATGAACTGCTGCTCGCTCGTGGAATGAGTCCAGCTTCAGATCTAATTAGGGAAACCTTCTCTAGAGATTTCACCATGAATACTTTGCTTTTACCACTTGATTTTTCCAAAGTACTAGACCTTACCGCTATGGCTAGGTATGATATAGGCAGGAAGGTCATACGCTGTCCTGTAGATGCGAACGTATGCTTACAACACTCTCCCAATAGAATAATCCGTGCATTTTACTATTCTGCGAAATACGGCTTTGCACTAGACTCTGATCTAAAGAGTGCTATAAAGAATAACCTAAACCTACTGTCCAGTGTAAAGCAAAAATATGCTTCTGATAAACTGTCTGTTGCAATCAAGTATAATAAAGATATTATCGATGATCTAATTGAACTTGGCGTGTTGCACAAAATCAAACTAACCAAAGATATAACAGATGCCCTAATTTCATCAAAAAGACTGGTGGACGTGATATGATTATAGGGAAGATTCTAAAGGTAGCTAGTTTGATACGGGCAGCTGCAATGGCTACCGACTCAGCAACCCTGCTTAGATATGCAGATTCTGTTATATATGACGCTATTATCATAGAAGCTGCTGATGGCGGTTTTTTTAAAAAGAACCATGATTATGGCGATGCTTGGCCTAAAATATTGGACGACTATCGAAGCGGCGAAATTAAAACAATTGTAGATTTCATCAAAAAGAAAAAGAAATCTGTAAAGAAGAAGAAGGCGTCGTACGTGGCCCCTATAGACTCTTACTGTGGATCGAAGCGCAATTTAGACTACTGGAAGTCCATGTTTTCTGAAGATTCTTCAGATAGCATAAATGACTTTCTTGATTATGTAAAGTCCGCTCCATGCGGGAATGGTGAGTGATGACAATAAAAAAGATTGCTGTAATCAGACAAGACAGTCGCTTACCGTGTCCATTTGGGCTGCCTATTGCCGATGCCTGCTTTAATGCTGGTGATAGTGTAGAGAGAATGGCTCCACTTGAATTCTTTGATGCCGATGAACATGAGAAATATTCCAATGCTAATAGAAAGATATATCTCTATCACGCTACTGGCGAAAGGTGCTCTTTTGCCGACAAGATCGTTAAGGCTGCAAATGTAGTTCATTGCGACTTTCAGGATGGCGGAGAAGGATTGAAAGATACCCCTATGCGCGCTAGCCCTTATTACGCACGAGTTTTCAATGGTCTGGCTAATAATGCTGGCGGTGGAATATCGGGTTTGGTGGCTTATCCACTCAATTCGTACTGGGAGAATATGGAAGCACAGCAGATCTTCTCTAGTATGCTAACTATGTTTGCTAGCAATAATAATGTAGAGATTACCAAAGATTCAGATTCGAAAAACGTATCTTTTCTTGATTTAATTGCGGAGGATGAATAATATGCCAGAAGTAGCACATGACCTTTTTGAGGTTTTAGAGTCACCAGACTTTGAGGAAGACGGGGTTGAGGTTCTTGAAGACACTGATTTTCTAGACGAGGCTGTCGAGATTCTTGAGGACATGGTCCCAGGTGCAGACCTGGTCATTGTCATGCCTGATGACGACGACGTTGAAGAGTCTAATGAAAAGCAGCGAGAGCTAGACTGGGAAAATGATGGAGACCATTCTCACTTCATCCAGCACCTGCGTACTAAATTGGATAACATCCCTAAGCATACAGGCCAGACGACAGTCGGCTGCGAACGGGCAATTGCTTATCTTAAGAGACTTGACCGTGAAATCTCACGAGCAATTCAGAGTGATGACAACAATGTTATTGATGAAGAGGAAGCTGAGAAGATTCGCGACACCATAATTGAGTTCGTTTCAAAGCTAGAGGAAGCGTATGACAAGCTTACCTCGAAGAGAAGCGGGAAGTTTAAGAAGAAGTCCTCAGTCAAAGTTGGTAATCAGATTATAGCTAGAATTAATGATGGTCTTGATATCAAGCACTATATATCTGTTGATGACGGGGATGGCGACGAGCTTCTGCAGGTAAGCCTTGCAGAGCCTACCGACGAGCAGGTTCAAGTATTTGCGCTGGGGGATGAGTCCGACGCTCTTGTTAAAGAGGCTGGTTCGGCCAAGATCTTCTTGTTTGAAGACCCTTTCCTTCATGCAATTACAAGATTGCTTATCAATTCTCATGTCTCTGCTGGTCGTAATATAGAAGTGGTTTATGGGGATTTGAAGTCTAAATATGCATTCACATCCCGCGAAGAGCTAAGTATTCAGGAGCTTCTGCTACAGAAGGGGTTCCCTGTATTCAAGGATCTGGGCAGGATAGGCGAGGATCAAGATCACACTGGGTCATCCGGAGTAGACTTCTCAACAGTCTACCATGCGTAGGTGATATTATGAATGATGAATTTCTTTTAGCCATCCAACAACTTCAGCAGTTTGCGGGTGCAGCCACTCGGCAAGAGCATTTCAAAAAGCTCCGTGACTCAGAGTATTCTGAAGTTGCGGACGGCTTCTTCAATCTGCTTGCCAAGGAAGACCCGGTAATAAATAAAACTACCGGCGTACAGCATACTGTCGAAAGCATGGTGTCTGAATTGCAGAGCAGAGTTGGCCTCGATCGTGTCTTAAATAAGAAGTCTACTAAGGTACTGCCTATTTTATCACGAAAGGCTAAATATGATGTTAAAGTTGGAGAGCCGCTAAGCGAAGCTGATGTACTGGGTAAACTAGAGGAATTTAGTAAGAAGTACTTCTTGGAGCGAGATCACGGTCTGTCTTCAGCCGAAACGATGATTGAAGACTTTAAAATGCAACCCGATGGTATGGCTATAATTGAGAACTTGGGTCGGGAGAAGATTAGGGATATGCTTAAGGGCATAATCGCAAAATTCCCCAAGGATGCTCCAGCAGGAGCTATGCATGCAATAGATGCATTCACTATGCCATCAGCGGATCTTCCATCCGGAGGCCAAAGCGAAAAAACGAATATTGGTATGAGTGGATCTCCTGGAGTTGCATCGCGCTAGGAGCTTAGAATGGTAATCGATAGTCGAACTGTAAAATTGTTCGAGCAAATAAAGAACGAAGTTTCTTTGCTCGATCCTGTGTCTTTTGCTGAAAATAATTTGACCGTAGATGGTAAGCCATTCCGGATGAGCGGAACTGGTTGGAAGTTTATGTCAGACTTGTATCGTGATGTCGCGACGCAGGCCACTAATAAGAATGCAAAACCGATGGTGATACTGAAGGGGCGACAGATTGGAGCCACAGTATTAGCCGCCGTCTTATCCCTATATTTTACGGCATCAGGTCTGTATGGAACTGGCCCTGAAAAGCCACCAATGCGCGTCCTTCACGTATTTCCCACACTGGGATTGATGTCCAAGTACGCCAAGGATAAGTTGGGTACGATGGTCGCCAACTCACAGAATGGCTATATAAATGGTAGACTTTTGAAGAACGATCCGAATGCCATAAAAAGTGCCGGTACAGAAGAAGCTATAGCTGAGAAAACCTTTGCTGGTTATAATAAATTGCGAGTGGAAGGCACCGGCAACGATGGCGATAGAATTCGAGGTCTATCTCAGGATGTAATCTTCTTCGACGAATGTCTGGTTGGAAATACATATATCGAGACTGAATGTGGAAAGATCTCAATTAGAAAGATTTATGAATTATTTAGTTCCGGACAGCCTGTACCATCAGTGAAGACTTTCAATGAAGAAACTCAAGACTTTGAATACAAGAAGGTATTGAATGCCTGGACTCGTGGGGTTAAACCTATCGTGCAGGTCGACCTGGGTAAAAATAAGATAAGGTGCACTGATAACCACCCTTTCTTGACTGAACGCGGATGGATTCTGGCAAGAGAACTGAGATTAGGGGATTTGGTGGTCGGTTCTCCTGGTAATAGCCAATACGTGCACGCTTTAAATGACGACCAATTTCAAATTGCCATAGGGTCATTTCTCGGCGACGGCAACCTGCAGAGCCATAAAAGTGGTCGATATCGACTGCGGGTACTTCATGGAGCTACCCAGGAAGATTATTGCCGCTGGAAGGCGGGGATGTTTGGATGCGAGCCAAAATTTATTCCACATAATGGAAAATACGACAAACCTGGATGGTGGTTCTCAACTAAATCATTCTCACTGCCAGGCCCTCTCGATAGTGGTGCAAAAACAAATGTACCTCAGTGGCTTATTGACCGACTTGATGCGAGAGCACTGGCAATTTGGTATATGGACGACGGGTCATTAAGTCAGTTACATAAGAATTATATCACGCTACATACTTGTTCCTTTGATGAGGACAGTCAGTCTAGACTGGTCGCGAAACTCCGGTCGATGGGAATAGACTGCAAATACAGGATGAGTGGCGGGTATTTTAGAATTATAATTTCAAAACGCGGGTGCAATGTACTCTTTCCATTAATTTCAAAATATATTCATAGTAATATGTCATATAAGACTCGTGGTATAGGAGAGGAG